AATTTTTCATGACCATTTGTCATCGGATTCATACGGCCGAACGATACGACCACTTTACCGCCTTTAGCCTCTAGCAGAGATTTGAAATTTTTCATGGAGTTTTCCTTAGACTTATCCTAGCAGGTTTGCCATAGCCTAACTGCGCATATCTTTATTTAGTATTTTATTACTTTGAATAGATGCCTTTTCCTACTTCTAGATAAAATTTAGCTTCATTTGCTGGCGGAGGTCTTAGTTTTGTTCGAAGTTGAAAGATTGCCGTGCCAGTCTTTTTATCAGCAAAGACTAAATTATTGCCATTTGATTGGGCAACTAGAGTAATGTTTTTTCTCAATTGATTGAAATATTCTACTGTGATTTCTTTAACTGCTCCAGACTGCACATCGACCACATCGGCTAAGTCTGAACCAAAAATACTTTTGCTTAAAAAATCTAATGCTTTATTTGTGAATGTTAGTTTGGTCGATTCTTTAATCATTTCTGCCTTTAAATCTCCGTACATCTGCTGAATCAAAGCAAACTTTGCAGCTTGTTCTGTGGGACCATTGAAAGGTTTTGCTAGTCTAACATAATTTTCTTCAGCATCCCATTGAATGCCGATTGCTTTTGCAATGTCCAGCATACCGCGATAGGGCGACAAATTAGCAACTGTAACCGATTCTGATTTAAGAGAGAAAGGAAGCGAACCACTAATGATTTTCTTGTTAGTACCTTTTTTCATAGCATACACTTCTAAGGTAACATCACCTTTGATTTCACCGCCAGAAGATTCGCCTGCAATACCGTCTGCAACAACGGTAAATGTAACTACTTCACCTACACTGTTGTTCAGAAAGTAATCAACTGCGGCATTTGCTCTGCGACTGAAACTAGCGTTTTCAATTGCCTTGATAAGTTGATCAATCTTCTTATCGATCTTTCCAACGTCTTTTGACGATTTGTATAAAACATCAAACTCTTTGTCAAATGACCCCTGTACAGATTCCGGTTTCAAACGCATTTCAAAATTGACATTAAAAAAGTCTGGAGGATTTTTAGCTCTTTGGCGCATATGTCCTTCGACCACTTTATACTTGAAACGTCCTGTGCTGAACATCTTTGTGTCTACTTTAGAACGAATCTCATTTAACTTTCTTTTATCAACTTGACCATAGGCGAGATAGAGACTTAGGGCAATTGTAAAAATTCCCTCGATTACATCGCCTTCATTTAGTTTTGCCATGTTATCTTTGCCATCCTTTAATGATATCCGGTGAAAAATTTGCATAACTGAATTGAAGTCTATCAACCAGTTTTACTGCGTTACCAGACAAATGATCGATGGCAACGTAGCCCTCAACACCAGTCACTTTGTAACCATCTTTTGTCAGCAAGAATGTGTGAAGATTCTTCACTTCATCTAGTTTACTGATTAGAATTTTCTTAGCATCAACCAACAAGTTCATCACTGTGAAAATATTCACCAAGTCTCGTTTTGCTTTTGTAGTAAAGAACCCTAGCACGCCACTTGACTTTTCCCTAACTGCTTGTTTACCTTTTTCAGTCTTCTTGCTTTCTTCGTCTTTCTGATATTGCGTTTTTAGATAGTCTATTAGTTCGCCTACATGCCGGCTAGGGTTGTTAATCTTCTCTTGCGCTCTGACTTTCGTATTGTTGAATGTCTTGATTTTCATCAAGAGTTCTTCATTGTCCGAAATTCCGTTTAGTATCTTTGGATCGATTCTGTAAAATATTCTTCCTGCTTCGGAAAGTATGTCTGTAATTTCTTTTGTCTCATTCGCAGTCATTGTCGCTTTACCGGATACGTCTTTATAGTTTACATCGGTCGACCAAACATCTGCGCTTTTTGTTAATGTGCTGAGTATGTCTTTTCCGAAGACTGCTTTCATGTCTTCTAGTGTAGTGCCTTCATAAAACGTATGCCATACAATGCCAATTTTGGCTCTTTTTATCTCTTTTGCAAGTATGCTTTTTGCTGGAATAGCGTATACGATTGTATTTGGATGAAATGTGATGTACTCGTCTCCATCGATAGTTGCATTTTTGATATCGCTTGAGGTGAAAAGCAAATCGCCTTGAATGACGTTGGTAATTCCTAGCTTAGGAAGGTGCGCTAAACACGCTTTTAGCTTTTCTGCTAGGTCTCCTGAGGTGTCGGAATCAATTTCTGCGTTTGTTTTGTATAATTTTGGGTTCTTATTAAAGATTCCCTTCTTTGCGACAAAGAATTTTCCGTCTGAAGGGTCTTTTCCGGCAAAAACTGCTGGTGCGCCATCCCATTTTACTGTGATTGACACTTTCTTTTCAGAATGACCTGCTAACATATCTCTGACTGCTCTGAGATAGTTAATTGCTGATCTGGTACCTTCGACGCCAGCATTTAAAACAAAATCTTCCATATGCTCCATGTGAAGATTTTTTTGCTCTGCGATATATTCTTTGAATTTTATGTGCATAAAACGAAAAAGCCTGTTGTGTTAACAGGCTTATTTATAAGATTTGAAAACTTATCTTCGCATTGATGCTTGATCCTTTGCGTCATCCGTACTAAAAATAGGCACCGCATTTGATTTGTGCAGAGTTCCGATGCCGATCATAGCGGTGCCAGTATAAACTTTTCCATGAATAGGTTTAGTAGCAACTCCCATACTGGTATTTAGGCTAGGAATTTTAGGTGTTTCACGAACGAAAGACTTAGCAGGTTTCCATGCTTCAACTTTAGTATTGACTGACTTTTTTGAAGTATATTTCGAGAGTAGTTGTTCCCAGGATGTGCGAAGTTCTCGCTCTTTCGATGTACTATTCTTACGCTTCTTGGACTTTTGGTAAGTGTGAATAATCATGGCAAACTCCTAGACAGATACTACAAGTATATCATAGAATGTTTGCCATGTCAAGTCAAACCTTGAAGTTTTTGAAGTTTCTTTCCGCTTTCATTCGATTGCCAAAACCAGACTTATCGAACATTGGCTTGTCTTCTTCTTTTGCCACCTGGCCACTATCATGAATGTGGGCTTGTGCTGAAGATTCTACATCATATAGTTTCATCTTAGCACGATCAACACCAACAACAAATCGCTTGTTAGTGTCTGGACTGCTATATCGATTCTTCAATTGCTTGACTAGAATCTGGTTCAAGTCGGACAGTTCTTCTGTCGCAATCAAAGCAAACATGAAATCTGCGGTTGCTGGAAGACCAAACGATTCTGAAGTGTCGGTGATTTCAACATCAGAGTTTGAGTAACCGCCTCTAGTTGTTTGTGTAGCAGAAATGATAGGCACCCTAAACTCAACTGCAAGACCCCGTAATTCTTCTGCAATCGCTTTGATGTATGTGTAAGAGTTGATACTTGCACCCATCTTCATTCTGGCGCTGGCGCAGATATTCAGATAATCGATATAGATTACATCAGGATTGAATTGTCGCTTCAATCTGAGTTCATTCAGCAAATGCTTGAAGTGACCAACATTAGCAGATGCGGTTGGATACTCTTTGATGATGAGTTTGCCCATTGTCTTTTCACGAACCTTTTCGATCTTCTTCATATAAGATTCTTTTGGCATTGCAATAAGTTTGTCCAAATCAATGTTCATCAAGTTAGCATCAATTCGTTCAGCAATTCGCTCTTCTGCCATTTCAAGAGTGATGTACAAGACATTCTTACCCATCATCAAATGTGATGCAGCACAGTGACACATGAACAATGACTTGCCAACGCCAGTGCCAGCAAGAATAATGTTCAAAGTTTTTTCAGGTAAGCCACCTTTGGTGATCTTGTTGAAATAGTCTAGGTCGAATGGTAGTCGCCTTTCAACTTTATGGTAGAATTCATATCTATTTTCGGCGTCACCAATAAAATCATGACCAACGTGATTATCAAAAGAAATAGCAAGCGCATCGGATAATATGGTCGGAATCGACCCCTTGTCTAGTTTTGTATTTTTACCATCAAGGATAGTGATGGACTCCATGATTGCATTGTAGACTGCTTTTTCTTGACAAAACTTTTCAGTCTGATCCAATAACCATTCAGAATCACTTTTAGTAAACTCCGACTGCTTAATTTCATTCAATGTAATCAGAGTTTTCTTGTATTCGCTATCGTTTAGCCCATCCTTCTTTTCTATATCAATCTCTACTGCTTCATATGTCGGTAAAGAGTTGTACTTGTGAATGTAAGTTGTGATTTCATCAAACAGGTTTTTTTCAGAAACATCCGAGAAATAATCGGACTTCAAGAATGGTAGAATATTT